GGCCCGTACTATAAATACGAACCTAGCTGCGGGGAGTCATGCCCCCCAGATGTCGAAAGACAAGCGGCCTCGTAGGGATCTGAGAAGATCCCCAAAAAGTGCTGACTTTCATGACTTGATACCTGAACTGGTTTGGGACCCAGTACAGATATCAAAGTTGAGCGCTAAGGGTTGTTGGCGTAAAGCCAACGACGCACTCATTGATTCCTTCAATCTCCTGGGATACAGATTTGACAATGTCCTCTGCCCCACACCTCCTTCTTCTTCCGTACCGGAGTTGATGTCCATCCTCAAGTCGTGGACAGCCTTCTGGCTGCCCCACATGCTCAAGGATGATACACCGCCTCAACGGTTCAACCCATATGCCCTCTGCAGCAATAACTTTCGAAAGTTTATGCGCAATCGGGTAACGGGTTCGGGGAAGTCAAGGAAGATGCGGGTGGGAGCACTGCTTCTGTATTCTAAGAGATTGTTTCCGTCTTTCACAAAGGAGATGGTGAGGGAAAAGGTGGCGGACTTTGCAAAGTCTGTTGCTCGTACCGAACCGGAAGTGCTGCCCCGTAAGAGGCGCATGTTCCTTGAGATCCAGCGGACTCTGGATGAGTTCTGTGGGGGGGAGGAGAGGATGGTTGCGGATTATACCAAACCATTTCCTCCTTCCGTTTCTGCGTGTCATGAGTATTCCCGAGCCGAGGGAGGCCTACAGGCCTATATCCGAGATTTCCCCCTAGAGGGATTTCTGAAGGACCCCGTGGTGGAGAAGATACTCATGGCATTTAGACTCACAGATACTGACCTGGGGCCCGATGGACCTATTGGACCCCTTTGGGAGAGAATGCTTCGGCAACTGATCCAAGAGGCGATTGTCGAACTTGGGATGCCCGAGCAAGAATGGAAACCCATTCTTGTTGGGGCAACCGGGTTGACAGAGCCCTTGAAGGTCCGGATTGTCACAAAGTCAGAGTGGATGGTACAGCTACTTACCCCAGTCCAGAAGGCCTGGCATGGTAAGATGCGCCAACATCCCGTGTTCCAACTCATAGGTGGAGTGCCCGTTGAGGAGGCACTCCTCGGTATGAAGTTGGGGAAGAAGGAAAAGATTGTGAGCGGTGACTATTCAGCCGCCACTGACAATATTTTCCTGACTTACACGGAGGAGGCCGCACGAGCGATGCTTGAGCGCACGCAGTTCAAACTCCCTGAGGGTTTGCCTGAGTGCACTGAAGCATTTCTCCGTAAGCTGGTCACCCACTCCCTGACTCGATCCGTTCTAGACCTCAAGGGTTCTGACCCAGTTCCAATCACTCGTGGACAGATGATGGGCCACATCCTCTCATTCCCTTTACTCTGCATCATCAACCGCGCTGCATCATGCATGGCCGTTCCCCGGACATCCTTCATGAGGATAAACGGGGATGACGTCATTTTCCCTGCTACGTCTCAGATATACAGAAGATGGAAAGCCGCAACAAGGACTGTGGGTTTGGAGTTCTCCCTTGGGAAGAACTACTACTCACGTGACCTTGCTCTGGTCAACTCCGTCTACTGTGTATATGACAAACAGAAGGGAAGATGGGTTGGCCTGGATGTGCCAAACGTGGGACTCCTCAACATGCCCCTAGACCGACAGGTTGACCCCACCAGTGGACGACAGATAATGCCTTGGGAACACCTTGCCCAACTTTGGAGAGAGTTCTCGTCCTTTGCAGGACCGAGAGATCACCCAAAGTTTCTCAAGATGTTCCAGAAGCATTATCCGATCCTCAGGGGGTTTCCCGGACCAATCTATGGACCTGTTGAGTACGGTGCTTTTGGAGCACCGGTCCCATCTCCAAACTACAAGTTCACCACGAATCAATTGATGTGGATGAACGCTCATCGCCTTGGCATCTTCAGTTTCAAGGAAGGTACCCGTAACAGTTACAATAAGATTTGTACCCGTTACGAGTCCTACATTGATATTGAAATAGGCAAGGGGATGTTAAAGTTTGGGCCCATTCCGCTCGGAGGCTCTATAGGACCTCCGCGAGCGATTGGGCGTTTGGTGGATCCATATGCGCGTGATGGCGGGATGGGTAATGCAGTTATGGCAATGAGAAGATGGTTTGAGGATCTGTCATCCAACAAACATGTGAGGATATTTGGGGCTCGGAGGTGGAATAAGTTCAAACTCTCAATGAAAGAGTCTGGAGGTATTCCGCCTCTACCTGCCAATTATCTCCACAAAGTGTTGGAGAACGGGACCTGGTTCCATCGCCCAGCATGGCACCGTGATAGGGATATCATCGGTGAGCGGTATGAGGACAGTGCGGAATTCCTCCATGAGATCTTCCGGGCACCTGAAGAGAACTAGAACGTAGAGACCACTAGGTGATCCCCCCGCAATGGTCCCCCCCGGGGCATGAAGTATATCTCATGGCAAAACCAAAATCGAAAACACAAAAACAGAAGAAGACAGGCAAGAGAGGATCACGCCCCCAGAAGACCAAACGGTCTTCTGACACGAATCCCCAGTTGCGCTATGCTCAGCTGCTGCATGCTCCAGATAATGGCACTGTTCCTCCGGGAGGAGTGTATGATGGAGAGTTGGGGAATTTCCGAACTTTTGTTTCCACCCTCACTCCCACGACCGGCGCGACTATAAACTCTGGGTTCCTAGCATTCTGTCCCGCGACAGGTAATGGTTTCATTGCTTCCTCCGCAGGTAGCAACGTGGCCATGACCTTTGCGTTATTGAATACTGGGTTCCCTGGAGCGGCATATTTGAATGCCAACGCTGCCAAGAGTCGGGGGATTGCGGCGAAACTTGAGCTCATCCCATCAGCAGCCAGCATCACAACCATCACCGGTGAGGCGGCAGCAGGGGTGACCACGAACCTTAACTTTGTCTCGTCAACCACTACAGTTGACCATCTATTTGACATAGCTAAGGCTTATGGCCCTCTCCAGCGCCGGACCGTCCGTAGTTCCTGGTTTCCGTCTGGTCTGGATCACACGTACTCCGTGTATAATTCAATACCGGGAGAGGATTTTCATTGGGTGTATGTGGCCTACCGAGGTTGGCCAGTTAACACTCCAATTTCCATCCGTATCTCCTATGTAGTGGAATATACAGTGAAGAATACCATTGGGATCCCACCATCCGGACTAGTCTCTACGCCAGTCCATCACCAAGAGGTCATCCAGGCACTCCAGTCATCCGATCCTCATTGGCACCATTCTTTGATGGATGAGGCCAAGGAGATGGGTCATGGAATGCTTAGTGATGTTGGGGTCTTTGCTCGGCATATGCTGCGTACCGGGTTGTCCAACCTCGGATCGCGCATGCTCAAGCAAGCACCTAGGGCACTCCCACTCTTGCTCGCCTGACTCTGACCAAAATAGAAATTAGGCCGAGAGGCTAACAAAATCTAGAGGAAGGTAACAACCTCGACCAACGTCCCAATCCTTGCTATCTTTCGCAAGACCCGGACACTGGCAACGGATGCTCCTATCTAGGGGAGGTGAGATGGATGTGCTCACTAATACTAGGTAGGGTCAAGCGGAGTTGCTCGCCCCGAGAGGGGTGGAAAAGATGGGTGTGAAAGACGTTGAAGGAATCGTTGGTAGGTCCACTCCCCCGGGGGGGGGAATGGGGTGTGTTAACCAGACACACCGGCTCCTTACTCGTATCCACGAGGGGAGTTCCTGC